CTTGAGTCGTGAGGATTATTTGTGTTCTACCCTTTTCATCATAGATGACTACTCCCCACTCCTCAAACATGCAGTCCCTGGCATTATCTACAGTCCAAGAATCGCCACTATCACTAGAATATACATAAGTGCCGTCCCCATAAGTCGGAGATGATGCGTCAAGACACCAAACTACCCTGTTTGTGCTAATAGCATTCAAGGCTCTTATAACAATGGCATATTGAGTATCAGCACTTAAATCATAGCCATTGCCCAGTGTGATTTCTCGCCACTCGCCAGCAGTATTAGTAGTCAGGGTATTCCCATCGGTCGTTCCTACGCATAGGTCGGCACCAGTGGGTTTCCCATCTGTGGTTGCTCTTATACTTACTGTAACTGTCCCTGGAGAGCCAACTCGGTAGAGCAGAAGTTTAACACTCGTAACCTTATGGTTAGTAGAAGGCGTAAATGTTTGTGCCTTCCAAATATCCCCATATATGGAAACATAAGAGTCATCTCCAGTATTATAGTATTCGTGAAGCTGACTCATTTAATTTCCTCAAGAAAAAAGTCCAGTCTGAGCTGGACATTACCCTTCCGTTCTATGCAACCCGTCTTGTTTACTACAGCATACATATTACCTTTCCTTAAATGTTCATAAGAACCTATTCCTATACGTAATCGTTACCGTGCCACCCGTGAACCCTGTAGTCTCAATTGCGTTCGTTGCACCGCCTGTTAGTTGCGGAAACTTTCCCGCAACAGACGACATATCAGCAACTCCATTCTTCTTGACAACCCAAGTCTCGGAGTCGATTTCGAGGTAGTCAGTCGAACCGTTCAGGACACCTGTCCACTCAATTTCCTCACTCCGTGTATCGTTTCTCAGTGTAACCTTGCCATTAACAGCGGCCGAAGGTAATATCTTCCAAACTGGAACAGCTATCGCATTTCCGCCTACCACCTCGTCAAACGAATCTGGAGAAGACTCAACTATATGCGGACTCACTGTTGGATCATTATCATAAGCGAGCGGTTCAGGACAAACGAAGACAATCGTCCCTTCGAACAGCGACAAGCCTCGATATGCACCAGTAAACGATTCCAAGAGAGCACTGAAATAACGGTCAGTGATAGAATCTAGTTCGAGCTTTTGGACTCCATCTGTGCGCAACACCTCTTTAATAGCATCTAGATTGTCGTCTAAATCAGCACGACTGTCTCCAACAACAGTACATCCCAAACTGATGATTCGAGGAGGGCTCTTAGGACGGAAGCTATAGCTTCTACCTTGCAATTGAACGAGGCTCAGCTCCTGTCTCAGCCTATTGATGTCGACTGAATTGACGACTAACTCGTAAGCGCTTAAATCAGTGGTAGCGAATGAAAAACTATACATTATCCCCCTCGAGACCGCCTTTTATTCTCCTGTAGAAGGTAAAGCTCTCTTGCTATCCTTCCAACATCTGCTTCCTCTCTAACCACAAGTTGTGAAATGTTAAAGGTGTTCGTTATTGCCCCTCCACCTATTGGTGAAACAATCGCTGGGGCCGTTACAGGAAGCCCCGTAGGACGCCGCAAGGTTACTTCAGCTCCTATATCTTCCATTGAGGCACGGATGTCACCGAGTGCATCCTTAACTCCGCTTTCAATACCTTCTGCCAAGCCCTTCGCTATGTCCATACCAGCCTCGATAGCCAGCTTAGACGGACTACCGATCCCAAAAATGCCTTTGATACCCTTCCAGATGTTCGAAAAGAAACCGGTAATTTTGTCCCATATCCACGTTGCAAGACCCTTAATGCCTTCCCAAAGTCCCAGGATAATGTCCTTTCCCCACCCGACAGCTATATTCCAGATATTCTTGAAGACATCGACTATCTTGTTCCAGATGTCTTTGACAGCATTAAGAATCCAAGTCATGCCTTCCTTGAAAAACCCAGTAATCTTGTCCCAGCCTTCCTTGAAGAAGCCAACGATATTGCCCCATATTTCTTTCAGCTTGTTCCAAAGCTCAAGAGCCTTTTCCTTGACCCAGTCCCAGTTCTTGACAACAAGAATGATGATAGCAATGAGAGCAGCAATAGCCAGAATAATGAGTCCGATGGGATTTGCAGACATGGCAGCATTCCATAACCACTGAGCTGCCGTGACTACCTTAATTGCTATAGCTGAAGCAAGCATAGCTACCTTATGTGCAATCAACGCTGCTGTATGAAGCCCCCATTTGACAGCTGCGGTTCCAGCAGAGCTACCAAGAAATATCATCAGCGGGCCCATCGCTGTCATACCAGCTAAAAGAGGTTCAAGAGGTTCGAGGAATCCACTGGCCTTCAACGTCAGCTCACTCCACCACTGCTTGGCCTTGTCCATAATAGTGAACTGCTTGTTGGCCTCATCACCAAATTCCTTCGCCATACCGGTAGCACCCTCGAGTCCGCTCTTGTACACTTCCAACTGTTCGCTAGTCATACCAAGAGCTTCTGTTAGTGCGATGCCCTCTTCTTGCGACTTAGTAACCGCCTTGTTCCATTCCCTGAGCATTACCTTGCCTGGCTCTACACCGTTGTCGGACATATACATCATAGCTGCGGCCATATCGTCTATTGTAAGCCCGGCATCCACCATATCCTGTGACGTGTAGCCTACCATGGTATTAAAATCTTCTAAGGATATAGTACTATTCCTTACCATATAGGTCATCATATCGGTTTTGCCAGCTATTTCTTCTGCCGATAACCTGAACGTTTTCATCGCTGGCACCATTATCTCAGTCACCGCACTAGCACCCATACCAATGGCATCACCGAGTGTATCAAAGGCTGTGGCCGTAGCCTTCAGGACTTCCTGGTCTTTTATCCCAGCTCTAACCAATAAATCAAAAGTAGCCGTAACTTCCTTAATGGGGAAGGTGACGTTGGTCGTCGCGAGGGCTAGGTCTCGCATTTCCTTGGTAGTAATGCCAAGACCAAGTGCCGTCACACCTAGGTCGGCATTTATCTTCTTGGTAGATTGGATCATGGCCAGGCCGGCAACACCGACCGCAGTGAAGGCGGCGCCCATGATCTTCATGCCCTGCTGGACTTTCTGAACATTGCCCTCAAGCCCAGACAACTGCTCCTTTGTTTTGTCCAGACCATCGATGGCCACTTTGCCAAATAATTCGAACACGTTCAAAATAATTTCTCCTTGACTTTACCTACTAAGTTTTGAGCGTCCTGATTTCATGACTTCTTGACCCTCTTAGCCTTGATGTTCATCCGTGATAGGATTTCGTCCTGTCTTTTTTGAGGTTTAGCAGGCTGAATAGGTTCACCTGGTAAGTCTGGTAACAAATGCTTCAAGTATTGCCCAAATGTCTTATTGCCACCAGCCCCCATCTGCCAACCTACAAAAGCAGCCAGAGTAAACTTCTCCTCTGCCTCCTCTCGTCTCACCTCGGACAACAAACTGACTAATTGCGCAAAACGCGAGAACAGGAGGCCGTGAATTATCTCATCAGTCCAACCATATCGAGATTGAATCAAATCAAAGAGTCCCGCTATGCCCCCTTCCCTACTAGCTGCGAGACTCTTCCGAAAAAATCCTTAATATCTTCCTGCTCAATCAGCTTCTCAATGATGTCTATCACGGTTGATGCTGGCATGGACACAAACTCATCCTTGGTCTTGTCAATCAGATCTGCTAACCATGCCTTCAGGTCTTCTTCAGTCTCGACAAACATACTCTGGAAAAGCACCATGCCCAGCTCTGTGGGGTCGGGTTTTTCCTCAGATTTGATTGCTGAGGAAATCTCTTTCCTGGCCCCTTTTGTTGCCTTACTCAGCATACGGGCAACCGTAAAGACATCGTTAACAGTCAGTAGCCTAACTTCAATCCCCATTTTTGTCCTCCTTAAGCGTTATCAACGAAGGTGCCGACAGGTCCACTGCTGGGCTTTAGAGCCCGGAGAGTCAAGGGGATGATGGTCTTTTCCGCCCTCCTAAAACTCATGCCCACTGCGCCCGTAGCAACTACCCGAGGAAACTCATATGAGCGGTTAGTTCCTGCAGGAGTTATGCCTGTCAACTTGATGGACATCTCCTTCAGGATGCCATCCCCTATCGTGAGGATGTTGCCACTCAGCACACTTCCTGCTATGGCTTTGTCGATGTTGGCGAGTGAACCCTCGGCCATATTGCAGACAATCTCCACAGTTTCGCTAGTTATCTTTGCTCCTACCGGGAAGGTTTCCTCTTCGACCTTGATCTCGGCGATGTCAACGCTATAGTTGCATGTCACACCGTCTTCGGTATAACCGACATCGACATAAGGACTACTCAGTGAAAGACCTGGAGCTGATGCAGCACCTGGTTCTATCTCGTAGGTAACACCGTTCAATGTGACGGAGTCGATGTGCATGTATCTCGCTGGTTCAGGCTCCCAAATCTCTATGCGGACCCTGGTCATTATCCAGTCGCCAGGATCGGCAGCGGCTGCATGTGCTGACGTAATAGCATCTGCGAGACCACTAATAGCTAGCAATGTGCCCCACTCGAAGAATGACTCACCGAGTTCGCCGACACCACCGTAACCACCCTTAGGAGTATTGCTAGACAAGTCTAGCTCCGCCCACCCCCCATCACCTGCTTTGTTTTGCTGAGCTACAACCGTGTACTCAAGCCAGGCTTCGGAGTCAGGGTCTTCAAACCTGAACTCAAATTGTGCGAAGTTACCTGTCACGCCATTCTGACACTTGTGCCAGAACTTGTACTTATTGACTCCCTCAGCGGCTGCCGCATTGGTAGCGAAGGTATCAAGTGTTATCCCTGCTGGTGGAGTAAGCTGTAGATGAGTGCTCCCGGCATTACCGGAACCACCCTTGCTCAGCTTCACTGAATGACTACCGGCATACTTGATATCGCTTACCCATTGAGCCAGTGCATCGTTTGGTTGTCGAATTGCTAGGGCTGCTACGCCTACCAAAACATTCTGTGATTCGTTACCCATGGTTATTTACCTCCTCGAAATAATTCTTCGTAGTATTTGGCTTTACCAAATGCTACTACGGGCTTAGGTTCTTCTGTTTCTATCGTTTCCTCATGTGTAATCACCTCCTCAGTTGGTGCCTCTGGTTCTTGGTTCTTGTCTGTCTTCTTCTTCATATTTTACCTCCAAGAGTTAACTTTATCTCGCCTCTATAGAAGCGGCTTCAGCGTCTCTACGAAATATCCAGTCCCAGAGCGTTGCATAGTGCCAGATACCTTGCTCGGGCTCTGGAATAAATCCGTCAGACATGAACTCTATATGAACTCTAGCCACTTCGTTTGTGCTGAAGATCAACTCATCTAACAGCTCAATAAGCCTCTTTCTGATTAACAATATCTCATCCGCATTGGGGGAATCAGACCAGATGTCAAGATAGTAGCTCGCTTTCTGAATAACCCAAGTCCCTGGCTCTTTTCGTATGTCTAATCGGTGAACGAGATACGGGAATTCAGCGTCAGAAATTGCCCATGTTAAATACAAACGGACTGGTACTCCCATTAAAGTTTTAAGCTCACTGTCTAGAGTGAGCTTATCGTAAATATATGTGATTAGTGATTTCTGTGTATCCATCTAAAACCATAACCTCGTAAATATCTCTTTTACCTTTGCCCCTGATTCCTCAAATGACTTTCTCAGCCATGGTCTCGCTTCGATATACTTCGTGCCAAATTCGAGCATCTTGCCTTGAATCTTATCCGTCCCTACCATACCCACAATTTGATTTCCCTCTTTTTCTACTACGCCCTTGACGGATTGTCTTAATTCAGCAGTGGCTACAGCCGGCGGCTCACCAGGTGAAGAGGCAGTATAAGTCCTGCTCGTACCAGGAACTTTGTAAGTTCGACCGGAGCGTGAGCCACTCAGCGTTTCTAAGGCTTGATTCCTCACGGCTTGGACAGCTTCTTGCATCCTATCCTTTGCAGTAGCATCTATCTTTCTCATTACCTCAGGCAAATTAGATTTGAATGTAATATCTATCCCCATATTCAGACTTCCTTGCAAACGACAACTGTTGAATTCTCGATAATCTGTGGAGGTTCAACTGGTTCATAGGTTTTACTGCCATGCAGAATACGATGAGAACCCAGGTTCAGGGTAACGCTACCACGGAACACCACCTTGTGGGATACTTCACTCTTTAACTGCTGATAGATAGCCCTAGCTTTAGCATCCAGGGGGATTACCTGGGCGAATCTCCTCTCCACGAATTTCCAGACTTCTATTTGTCCCAGAGCAGTCTGCGTGATAGTCCTTACTTGTATAGCCACTCTATCTCTTAGTTTATCCGCTAATGTCATATTACGCTCACCCTCAACGAGTCTAATTTCTTCTTAGATGCTTCTGGCAAGCCTTCTGCGTCCTCAACTCTATTTTCGTACCAAGCAGCAACTGCCCCCAAAACTGCAGCCACAGCGTCGGGTATCAGGGCCTGGGTAGCTCCCCAATCAGCACCATATCCGGCAACGTATGTGACCACGATCTCATAATCCAGTGGCCAGACCACAAGATGATATATCCTGCCAATAGAAAGCCTTTCGCTCCAGCTTGCAAGGGCAACACCACCAACAGTTACGCTAGTCACATCGATTACTGGCTGTCGATAGAGTTTCAAGACTTGCTTGTTATCTCCTATGCGGGTTTCGACAATCTCACGCTGAATAAAGGCCCGACCAGTGTACTCCTCTGCTTTCTTGGTGGCAGCCTCGATAAGCGTTTCCAGTAGATCGTCGTCGTAGCTCTCAAAGGTATTCTCACCAGCAGCATAATCATATGAGACTGTGATACCAGCACCAACCCCAGGCTTACCGGCGGTGGTGAAGGTCAATGTAGTTCTCGAGTAAGTGTAATGCGTGGTCTCAGTTTTCAAGACATTGTCTACATATACCCTTAATGTCCCCTCGATTGGTGCATTGACGAGTGGAAAGGCAACAATGATGTTGTCCCCCACACCAACATACTCAGCATCCACATGCAGATTAGCTGCCGCATCAACCCTCAGATAGTTCTTGGCTTGAATCAATGTTACCAATGCTGTATCGCTTAATGCCATTTACTCTACCTTCCTTCCTAGATTATGGACACCTAGTTTTGCTTTCCCCATGGTGTAGTCAACCTGTGGTCTACCCAAAGTGTAATGAGGCTTTGTCTTGCCTAGGTCGTGAATAGCTGGTGGTTTTGCTATATGGCTGACTATTTGAATAATCTCAGAACCAACCGTAATGAGAATAATCTGAATTCTTCCCGTTTCGTCATAGAGAATAACATAAGGATAGACAGCATCTCCACCTTGTTCTACTAAGATAATCTGCAGGAGCTGTTCACTGAAAAGAGCTTGGTCAAGAGAACCGTGCAAAGCCAAGACAACTTGAAGCCTACCGAGCTCACTCAATATGTGTGCATCGGATTCTCCCGTGACTGCTAGTGCAATCTGTTCCTTCGCGAGCTCGAGGAAGCGAAAACCGACTACCTTCCCTTGAGTAATGAGCAGAATTTGTTCTTTGTCTAATTCACTAAAAGTTGCTACATCACTTCTGCCCTGAGGAGCGAGAATAATCTGAAGCCTTCCTGTTTCGTCAATAACGCCAACAGGAATGTAGACGTCTGTTCTTCCTTGTGCCGCTAAGATTATCTGAAGTAACTGCTCACTGAAAGTCGCCTTATCAAGGGAACCGTGCAAGCCTAGCACTTCCTGAAGTTTGCTAAGTTCATTCCATATCGAAGTATCTGTTTTACCCGATATCGCTGCGATAACCTGCTCTTTGCTTACCTCGGACAAAACTGTAGAATCGACAGAGCCTTGGACCGCAGCAATAACTTGTTCTTTGCCGAGCTCAGGTAGAAGTCTTATGTCTATTCTGCCTTGAGTACCTAGAATGATTTGTTCTCTTGCATCGAGCAAGGTTGCCGCATCACTTCTAGCTTGAGCCGCGAGAACGATTTGCGTTCTTCCGATTTCAAACCAAGCAGCTGTCTCTACCTTTCCTTGCGATACTAAAGCAACCTGTAGCTTTGCCGTTTCCTTCCTTGTAGCTATATCACTCTTTGCTTGAACGCCAAGGATAACCTGAAGTCTACCTTTCTCATCATAGGTTTCTCCTGCTGGCGGTGTGTAATATATCCTTATCTGACAGAAAAAAATGAATGCAGTACGCTGCTCAGAGGAGTCATTATTATAGACAGATATATCTATGCCAAAGTCGGCATTACCTGCAATATCACTATCCACGAGTCCAGCGTTCCAAGTATCGGCAGCACCACCATAGGTAAAAGTTTCCTTTTCGGTATCCCAATATGTCTTTTCCTTTGCGTAGTCATCACCAACCTGCCCAGAGGTCTTTCTCAGGTATAGGGTATCATCCCAAACTTTGTTAGCGAGAGAGGCCGCATGTCTATACTGAACCTCTATGCCGTCTATGGTTGAGCCATCGGGAATATCACCTGTAGTGAAGCCAAAGTTTGTCAGCCTGAGCCAATCGGTGTAGCTTTTAAGAGCAGGAATACTCACAGCAGCAACATCATCGTCAGTCTTGGCATTATCTGGAGAACCCCATACTGGTTTGCCATCCCTGTCAACAGTTGCTGCTGTCCCTGGAGCTTTCCAACCAGTTACCGCCATGTTATTGGGACTCCTTCTTTCTACTTACAATGCCGTCCTTCAACTCTTGCTCTACTGTGGGGACTTTACCCTTGAAGATGCTTTCTAGTATTTTATCTTCCTCATCAGTTAGGCAAGCCACTTTAAGGTACATAAGAAAAGCAAGCATAGGGTCTTCTATCTTTGCTATCATAACCTTACACATTTCAGTATCTGTTTCTTTCCCCAAAACCTGCAAATACCAAGCTGCCCAATGCTGTTCGGGAGTGCTTTCAACCATATCTTTGACAGTTGCGTTTGGTGATTTCTCTTTGGAAAATTGGCTATAATGTATCTCAGCTTCACTACAAATCCCTATCTTCCATAAGACTTGTAGTAGTTTTTCAGCTGGTGTATCAGGAAAATACTTAATCTCTGACATTAAGCCTCCTCATTTATGGCTACCATGTCTCACTTCGCTCATGTACAGCAACTCATTTATCGCAGTGGTAAATACACTTATTTACCTCTTGCCTTTCTTACCAGTGTTGTCATTCGGACAAACCAATGAACATTGAACCTTCGAGTTTATCGCCACTGAGCAGCAGTCTATCGGCGCTGAGTGGTAGAGAGCAGACTAGGTGGTCACCATCTCCATCCTCAGCAGCGGTAATATCCGTGCAGACGAAGATGTTCTTGACCGCGGTAACCCAGTCCTCGCCAGCTGTCCAGGTAACAGTCTTGCTATCCGCACGATAGTAAGCTGCGGGCTGATTGATGTAGAAGTCCTGGCCTTCCAATCCAGTTCCTCCAGAGATGACAGCCTTTCGCTCGTAACCAGACTTGACCAGCTCATCCAGCGTTGCCAACGTGTCTGCTTCAGCAAGTGCCGCCCTCTTATCCAGCCCCAGATAGAGGTTGGCTGGCGGCGCTCCGTAGAGCGACATTGCCGTGGCGAAGAACGCTGAGAGGATGGCTATCTCACCGGTATCGTGAAGGATATTTCTATCCAACCCGAACGGTTCCTCCCACAACATCTGCCACAGGTCATTGACCTTCCTCCAGTGCTTCACGATGAAGCCAGAATGATACTTGAGCATTTGTTTTGTGTTCACTGTTACCTCCTAGTTTTTCGTTTTTGCTTAATAGGTGGCGTCTCCACCTTAGTCTCACTTGCCCCATCAAGACTTTTATCCTGCATTGCTATTCCAGCCTTACACCAGTTCCTGCCTATGTTATCAGGAACGTCGACCACTACACCTGGAGAAAAACCCCCATAGGCTGAGACAATAGGTTTCAGGATTCTTACCCTCATATTCACCACCTTTTTCTGTGTTGGGGGGAGCTTGACTTTTATCCCCCCCTTAGTCTATAATGAACTTATGAAAACATGCTACATTTGCAAAATCACGAAACCCGAAAGTGGCTTCCACCATGATGCCTCACGAAAGGACGGCCTTTCAAATAAATGCCGTCTTTGTGAAGATAAACGCCGCCTAGAACGGCTAGGCCGACTAAGAGAACATTATCGCCTTCTCACACTTGAACCAAAAAGGAAGGGATGTTATATCTGTGGTGAGAAAGACCCTCTAGTTTTGGATATGCACCATAAAGAGGGAAAAGTCTTCGGCATAAGCAACATAACAGCTACGCATAGTCGAGTCATTCCTCCCCTTCCTGTTTTCCTAAAGGAACTTAAAAAATGTATCCCGCTCTGTGCAAATTGCCACCGTAGGGTTACGAGGGGAGCGATAAAACTATAATCTTACCACTCCCCCCAACCTGAAAGGAGGACCCCGCTAGCAGGGCTCTCCTCTTAGTGCGCTATGGCCAGCATAAGGAATGGAGCGCCCTGGCCACCACCGCTTGCAGAGGTTATGATGTAACCAGCGATTTGAGCATTGAGCTTGCCAGTACTACCAGCAGTAGCGTTCCTGACTGATATACTTCCATTAGAGCCAAAGACACACTCAATATATCCTTCAACTCCTACGAGTATATCTGGGACGACCCAGTGAGGCCCAGTCACCTGAAGCCAGCCACTCTTACCAGCTACGAGCGGATAGGTAGGCATACCCAGAATCATGTTATACCACCCTGCTTGATGTCCACCAGCAGTATTAGCCACGTTGGAATAGGGATTGATTATGGCCTCTACCTTTCCTCCAGCATCGACATCCACTGGAGCGGGTGAATCCAAAACCACCGTCATCGTGCCACTCGTAACGATGGCAGTATTGCTAACTACCCCACGAGTGAAGATGTCTATGGTGTTCGCAAAGCAAACCAATTCACCATCTTTCAGCTCATCCTCAGAGATGTTGTTAGTAGCCGGGATGGTGATAGTGATGGTGGTATCCCCAGCCTTGACGTCTGCTGCAAGAACCATCTGCCCCAACTTCTGGACATCCGATGACCAGCATCCGAATGCGGTGTCAAGCAATGAATGGGCTTTGGCGTAGACGAATCCTTTATTGCCCAGCCTAATATAGGAGCCGTATGGGTATTGCCCCACATCGTCGTAGGTATAGGGTACTCCACCTGGGACGTGGATTACACCTTCCCCCACCTTAGGGAAGTGCATTCTGTGTATTTTTGCTGTCATGTTTTTCCTTCCTTTGGGGAAATCAATTTCATCCCCGTTTTATTTTTTACTACCCCAGAATAACCTCAAATCCTCACGAGTTTTTACCCCATGACATTCAAGGCAGAGGGGACGGTAGTTATCCCACTTATCTATGCCACCATTGCATAGCGCTAGAATATGGTCTATCTGGTACGATCTCTTATATAGTTCTCCACACATCGCACAAGATTCTTTCAGGATGTGGAGCAATTCCACTCTAGCTGCAAAGAGGTCAGGATCAGTAGAGCGCTCCCTGCGTTTAGCAAAGCCCTTAGCTATTGCTGCTTGGCCTCCAGAAGAATTACGATAGGCTACTTGATAGGTTGCCATGTATACTTTCCCTCTAGGGGTTTCAATGTAGCGCCGCTGTGCGTCTAAGTGAGCAGCCCTACCTTCAGGAGTTGCCATACGAATTGCAATACAGGCTGTATGGGAGGCTTTGCGCTTTGGTGTTTGCTCATAGACTAGGCGCTGTGCAATACGCTTTGGTGATTTAGCCCTAGCTGCTTCGAAGTCTGCTCGATTAGCAACCCTGCAAATATCGCAGAATTGGCGATGATTACGAATTTGTTCATCAGAGAAATCCTCACCGCATCGAGTGCAAATAGTTTGTTCAACTAGAGCTAACACCATTATGTTCCTCCCCGATTTATTTTCGACTCTATTCGCTTTAGCTATTTCTAGCTATGCTCAGGCAATATTCTTCAGAAGGACTATTGCCTTGTTGGCCGGCTTTATTGCCCCGCCGCCTACTCTCTTGTGGACCTTGAAGCCCACCAGACCAGACTCAGCGTATAGCTCAACAAGTCTCTGGAGAGTAATGCCAGCCCGGTCGATGATGCGGTATCCAGCCTTGATGTCGCCGAAGATGGCCACTACCGAGGTATCCCCAGTAAGAATATCGAGGTCGTCCTGGTTGTAGATTGGCCTGCCCAGGAATGTGTTGGGTCTACCCTCTATAATGCTCGGCTGCCACAGGAACTGACCACTGTAACTAACGGCAGGAGTGCTCGCAACAGTGCCAACAGCCCTCAGCTGCCTTATGGCCAACTCAGTAGCGGAGTTCACTATCCAGACACCGTTCCTGCGGTGCTGGGCGGGACAGGCATACATTACTGCCATAAAGTCCTCAATGGCGGCAGTAAGGGTTGTGCTCACATCCTCACCGGCAGCAACAAGGATGGGCTCTATGGTGATACCCATAGGCTCTTCCGAGTCATGGCCGGCACCCTTGATGAATGCCAAATCTTCAGCCTCGGCTATTGCTCTAGTGAACGATTCGGCTAGAAGTGCCTGAAGGTTGAAGTCGCTATCTGCCAGCTCATCCTCACCAATCTTGGCCAGACCATAGAGGTCTTCGGCATACTGATAAGTAGGAGTACCGGGAACTTGACTGGATTCAGGAATTTCAGCTCCCGTCTCCAGTTTACCCCATCCCACTGCTACCTCACTGATGCTGCGAACCTTCAGCCGGTCTTTGCCAATTGACCGAACAGTCGCCAATGGGCGGATAACAGTTATCTTGGGAAGGGTACGCTCAATCTCGGTTTCGAGTTCTGGAGTAATGAGAATTTGCCCGGTGGTATCCTCTACCAGAGCCTTCCGTTCCTCTGGAGTTAGACCCGTGTCGCCGTGCCTCACGAATTTGAAGAAAGCAGCGGTGCGAGCCTTAGACTCTTCAGTCTGCGCATCCGGGCTACCAGGTGCCGGTACGGTTTGGCGCTGGAGTTTGACCTCCAACTCATCAATGCGCTCATTGCACCTGTCAATGGTCGCCTTGGTTTCAGCCATAGGTGTACCCAATTTCTTGGTTTCATCCATAGCCTGGTCATATTTCTTGTGCAATTCGGCTACTGCTTCTTGCACAAGTTCAGGTAATGATTTGTCACTCATGTTAGTTTACCTCCCATTTATTTTTTCAATTGGTCGAGTATAGCCTCGATACGCTTTTCAGCTTCCTTTGTATCAAAGCCTTCGTTTTCGGCCTTGAGTGTGTTTACCAATGTCTCCAGTTTCACGGCTTCTGCGGTTGCTTCCTCGGAGAGTTGAGTGGCTTTCGCCGGCTCCTCTTCCCCTTCAAGCGATTCCAGAAGTGCTTGGAGAGCATCGAAGGCTCTCTTAACCTTCTCAAGATTGACGGCGCTCAAGACACGCCCCGATTTAGACTGCTTCTCAGCAGCCTCAAACTTTCCATCGTGGTCTTTACAATGGGTACTAGCTTCACTAGCCTCCCAGACTTCCTTATCATATCTATAGGCTTGCTCGGTCATAGTTGTTTCACCTTCAAGCCTACCCATAATGACCGAATACTTTTTGCCATCCGATACCCTGCTAGTTCTACGGAAGCTGTCCGTTTCAAAATCATCAGGGTTGCGAAGCCGGCAGGAATGTTCTGAGGGAAACGGCTTCAGCTCATCTTGTTTAACGCTGGTGATTCGAGCTTCAGGATTAGCAGCAAAGGTTACTGGAGATATATCATACAAGCGAACCTCTGCCAAATGCCTAATACCATCTTTATGATATTCCTTAATAACATCATAGCCAATACTCATTTCAGTAATGACGCCGTCCTTCATCAAGCTCAAAACTTCTCTGGCCCGCTGGACGCCTAAGCTCAATTTACCTACAAAACTTAGCCCAGTTTCATCTTCCGACATTTCAAGGGGCTTGCCTATCGGTTCCATGACATTATGATTCCATAGATGCTTTATTCGCCTTTTCCCTTCCTTAATAGTTTTTAGAAAAGCCCCTTTATCAACTATATCGTTGTAACTATCTGGCTTCTCCGCAAAGGTACTAGCGTGACCCTTGAAAGTCCCCTCCTCTTCATTAACTTCCTTGACTTCAAATTGTAATGTCTTAATCTCTCGATCCATTATTACCTCCCTGATTTTGGTTTCTTTGCTTCTTCCCCCTCTAACCATGAAGGGCTTAATTCTACTGGTATAAATTCACTACACCCGCAACTGGGGCATGATTCAGTTTCTAAGGTAATCATCCGTTTGCAGTTATTACATATCTTGGCTTGAGACATAATTACCTCCCTTTTAATGTGCTCTCAGGATGATGCCTACTATGTAAGCGATAGCAGCTGCACCAATGGCGCCGGCTGCCCACCAGAAAGGTCTCGCAATGGTATGGAATCTGTTGCTAACCAGTTTATTCAGCATACCGAACGCTGCCAGCGTTACGGCATTCTGGTTAGCGTCCTTCCACCCTTTGTTCGCCACCTCTTCCATCGCTTCAGAGACCATCTTGTTGAACATGTAATCATTCTCAGAACCATTCATATTATCTCCCTGTTTGTTCAAATAAATATTGTGTCGCCTTATCGGATTGGAATATATCCTCAGCTTCGTGACCTAGCCAGAAATACTGAGCTGCAAAAGCTTCGGCAAAGGCTTCCAATCTATTAGTTTTCGCATACTCATTTACAGGCAAAGCTATATGCTTAAATTCTAAAATCTCATCCAGGCAATGCCCTAGTTCGTGAATAACAACATAAGGAAGAGCGTCTTCTAGTAATGGTAACACAACAGTTGTGCGTTCTCGTTTATTAATGGCATTCCAAGGATAACTTACATGAGCTGTGTTGCGATAAGAACGTTTATCATCTGTTTCTATGTAATTATGTAGCCCTGCAAATACAGGGTCAGTGCCAGTGAAGAAATGCACATGACTTAATTTATTAGCAATAGCTATCGGAAGAAGGTTAATAGCATAACTAATTCCTTCTGAATATCTATAACTGACTAGCCTTTCCATTATCTCCCTGTTCCAAATGCTTCTACGCATCTACAGTTAATATCGTTTTCGCCCGGATACATGCTGCCATCAGAGTAAGGTTTATCGAAGGACACATCGTGATTCTCGTCGGTATCCATGAGAACATGCTCATCTCTCACTCGGCCATCTCTGCTCGAAATCCAACTGTGGGTCTTGACCACTCCACTTTGCCTAGCAGCTTCACGCTGTCCAAAGCCTGCCCCATGACTTACCTCAGTTCTCGCTACCCTCATTGCCTTACTAGCCGACTGGTCTGTATAGAACTGCCGGATATTCCTGGCTATCTGCGGAGTGCTCAGGTTCTCATCATGCCCGGCCAGGATAACCCGCTTCACGTCGTCAAGGTTCGTCGCCAGGATGGTCTTGATACTCGCAGCTCCGTTCTTGGCTATCCATGCCCTGGCTGCAGCACTCATCGGGTCAAACGCCCACTTAGTTTCAGCGGGCTTGTCTGACTTTTCGGCTCCTAAGTCATCTGCTATTTCATTACCAAAGTCCTCGATAAGAGCAGCGGATATTGCAATCAGCATCTTCTCCCATTCAGCCTTCCCGCTGTCTATGGCCCTACTGGCCACTGATATTAGCTGGGCCGACCCCTTGCTTCTATATCGTTGGGTTGCGAGTTGTAATTTCATCTATCTACTTCCTTAGGCATCTCCCATTAGCATCAAGGTGGACATCCATGGCTTTGCATTGGCCTCTCTGGTTCCACCCACAGCTGATATTATCACAGGCTAAACTCACCTTCCCAAGTTTGCATCCTCCACCTTCTATACGGTGGGGACACTTCTTTGCGTGGCAGACATAGCGCCCAGCGATTCTGACTGCTTCGTGGCACTCGGTCATTTCGGTTCTCCTGCTTTCTTGAGTAGCGAAACAATGATAAGGTGTTTCTCTCCAAACTCATCAAAGCTTTCCTCTTGTTCAGTGTATATGTCAAGCACGGTGAAGTTCAAACCCTTGACAAGCCCCAAATACCCATCTTCAGTGATGACCTCTTCTCGCTTGCCATCAGCAAACTGTGTGTCCCCATATATGTACACAAATGCAAGTCCATCCGTCTTTAATACCCTGTTAACTTCAGGCATAGATTTTTGTAGGTCAGTGGCGTGCAACACAGACAAGGAGAATACGGACTCAAATTGCCCATCGTCGAATGGCAACTTCTCGGCATTAGCCACCTTGAAATCAATCGATACCTCAGCCTTCTCCGCGTTTTCCTGAGCAAGTTTAATAGCACTAGGAGCCACGTCAATGGCTGTCACATTCAAACCACCTCTAGCAAAGAAGATAGAATCACGGCCATTACCACAACCAATTTCGAGTACTGAGGTGTAGAAAGCATAGAGAGATAACTCCTTTCTAAAGTCCTGAGCAAACAGTGACGGCGTTAAATCTATGGCCCAGTGAGGGGGATCTTCTGAGTATGCCTCTTCCCAGTCCCGGGGCGATAATGCCTTAACGGTCTTCAGCGCCTTCTCAATGGCTTTAATCTCATCATCATAAAGCGGTTTAATCTTCTTGGTTACTACTCCCCACCAGCCAACACGCCGCAGGTCTATCCGCTTCCAGTGGATTGTTTTCTGCTCTTCAGTTGAAAGGTTGAGAGCTTTGGTCATCATCTTCTGTGGCTCCGCCGGTGGTACCGAACCAGTCGGCAATAACATCATGGGCAAATAGCCAGTATCCCAGCCGGGGAACTCGCTGAACCCCATCTCCAATCTCTCGTTTATCTGGTCGAAGGGGACTCCCATGGACCAGAGGTTCTTAGCCTGGTCAACCTTCTTGGTAAAGTCCTCTCTAAGAGCAACTACCTTTGAAGTATCATAGGAGATTGTGATACTAGGATACATCGGCGCAACCCTGAGACCAAGCGTTGATTTGATGTCATCGAGTAATGGGATAACAACATCCTCGTATAGTGCTTTCCTCGCTTCTGCCATGTTGGCATAACTGGAGTGCTCCATATCCCCTAAGAATATCGAGCTAATCCCGAAGGCTCCGGCAATGTCACGCTTGTTGGTAAGACGGGACTTGATGAAGTCCATCTCCACCGGGGTCAGGCTCATCTGGTGCCACTTCCCCCCAGCTACCACCCAGGGCATACGCCTCTTTACTTTGGCTAAGTAGCGCTCTTGAACCTGTCGGTCTGCTTCCTCATACTGCTCATTTGTTAAAGCATCAGTTTCGAAAACACCATCTGGGATGCCCCTGTTCTGCATGCTTATCTTCTGCGTGTCCTGCGCCTCGTTATCAGTGTCGACAGTCCTTGATATCGCTTGAAGAGGCCCAATTCCCCAATAGGGATTACCGGGGTTGATCATCATAAAATGGATAAACTGCTCCGGTGGCACGATTTGCTGTCTACCGTCTATACTCGTTACCTCATAGCCTTTGAGCCATTGCCCCGGCACATCTGATGGGATTGGATGGATAAGGTCCGGCATGCAAACCCAGTATTCCCGGGGTCGGCCCCCTACAATAATCGGCTGAATCAATGCGTTACCGACTAACAATTGATGAGCAATAATGAGCTCCATATTGTCTTGCCCGGAGAACTGCGGGTTGGGATTTGCCCAGGCCTTGCTGAAGGGATGGTCAAGAATAATCTCACCCTCTTTATCAAGAGCTACCCAGGGAATGGCTGAAGCCGCTTGCACAATCACCCTGATGGCACGATAGACATCCCCTGATATTTTATATCCTTCTCGAACAGCCTTGCGAACTGTTAAGTCAGTATAAATCGGAATGTCAGCGGTCTGCACAGACAGTATTTGATACGGGCCCAAGGAAGTGCCTCTACCATTTGCCTTTGGGAAAATAGCAGAAGCGACTTTGCTGCGTAATCTATTCATTACCATTTTATCCAAACCTCGTAAGTTTTTCTGGCTTTTCAAGCATTAGCTCAGTTATCGCCCAGACTAGGGCATCTAGCCGGTCAGGTGATTTGTCCCCTGGTACCCACTCGCACATCTGGTCTTCTAACTCCGAAAAGAATCCGACATGATGAACTCTTCCCTGCTCATATAAGGCTGACACCGGCTCGGCCCTGATTGCCTTGCCCCGGCTGGCATGGACTTTCTTGAAAGACACCGACTTATCAATTATCCTGATGATGCTCTCGACCATATCCCCGCCGAAGTTCACTTCGCCCACTATCCGGTCAGCCTTGAAGTTATAGTAACCACTCACCGCAGCGGTCGCCCACTTCTCAGGAGTTCCGCTCAGTGTCAGGTCGGCCAAGACAAAGGCTTCTTGCCGGTCAGCAACTTGCGCTACGCCGGCAACCACAATCCCTGTCGATGACGAGGTATCGCTATCGGTTCCTTGTGGGTCTATGGCCACCACTATTCTTTTCAGCTCAGGATACTTCCGCACCCTCAGCTCATCTATCTTAGCTCGCTCCCATAGAGCGTCTGGGTTATCGTCGAGTATCTCACCAGCCAGCTCTTGGCGCCCAAGCCTAGTGCCTTCATACTTCCTCAGTATATAGCGCAAGAAGTCTGGAGCCAGGTTGTCTTTATTCTCCAGTGTATGCCCTCGAGTAACCGCCGTCCTCTCATCTGCTATTAAGTCCTTGATGACTTTAATGGGCTTCGGCGTGGTGGTAACAACTGCCTGAGGGTGATTGCCAATCCTCAGACCGAACATCAAGTTATCCCAGGAATCCTTTGGGTATTTGAACTTGGCCAGCTCATCTACCCACGCCTTCTGATGCTGCGGTCCCCTGAGCTGCTCTGGCTCATCCCCGGAATAGATTATGCCCAGCACTCCGTTCGGCCATATCAGCCGTCTCTTCGATGGTTCGTATTCTGGCATGAACCAGGGGGGGCTGATATTGAGTATAGCCGAGTCGCCGACCTCAACCATGGTGTCCCGGACGTCGGCCTTAGTCTGCCCTACCAGTGCTATCGGGCTAAATCCTTCCCTCGCCCACTTATTGATTAGCTCGGCGCCAGCCCGTGTCTTCCCACCGCCTCGACCTGATAAAAGAAGCCAGATATACCAGTCCCAATCGGGAGGGAGCTGCTTAGGTCTAGCCCAGAATTCCCAGTCATATAGGAGAGATTCAGCTTCCTTGTTCGTCAGGCTCTTGAGTGTCTTCTGCCTCTCCTGTTCTGGCAGCAAGGCGATTGATTGCGCTAATGAGTTTTTGTTTGACATCAAATTCTATTCCTATCGGCCCGCCACCTTCTCCGGCAATCGGTTGTGTGACCTTCCCCTCTAGTCTGTCCAGGAGCTCGCAGAAATAAACAGCGTTCTTTACAGCTTTCTCTAGCCATTGGTCTACCAAATACTCAGCCCAGGTTTTACCCTCATCATGGGGACAAGGTTGCCCGAGTTTCTTTCTGGCGATGGCCGTTAAGCACAGCCTGTTAGTGGGGCGCCCGTTTGGATTTCGTGCCTCTCCTGGCTGTATCGGCTTGAGGTTTTTAATCGAGTTCGGATGCTTGCCTAATGCGTAAGTCTTTTTCTCTTGTGTCATGGTCTCTTCCTTATGCAGTGAACATGCGCTCTCACTGGCCGGGTTACTGTCCCCCCGCTAATGAGATTGAATGTCCTGTAAAAATAAACAAAAGGCGTTCGTGCCTTGATAATCTCTGGACACTTGTTGCACTTGTGGTCATATTCACTTGTGAAGGTTTCAAGGTCTTTTATACTCCATCATTAAGTCACCCACTTATGAATAGCTGCTACGAATACCACAAAGCCTACAAAGCCGAGGACTCTCCCGGCATTGTAGTAATGATGCTCATTCGCTATATCTCTACATAACTGCTTAGTTGGCTTATGCTTAGTCGGCCACGGCCAGAAGCCATCACAGAAGCCTTCGATTGCAGCATGCCACTCCCGGTAGTCGTTCATAAACTCTTTGAAATTGAGACCGCTTAGAAACATATAATCACCCACAAAGTAAGTCTAAGCGCCACTCTTTGGGCGTCTGGTAAACATCGTCATTCTGGGGCTCGACAATCTTAACTATGTGGACTATGCCACTCTTGTAGTAGCTAAGAATTGCATGCCCTACTCTTTGCCCTTCCTGAATCCAGCTTACCCAGGTTATGAAGATTGGCATAGCACACAACATCGGGTCACAGTGGACGACGCCCATCAGCCTAAAGGTAAAGTCGTCGCAGTCATGGTCTTCAGCAATATACTTCTCCATGTCAGTTTTGTCAGTTTCCAAGAGTGCCACTAGCCTTTGCTCTGCCTCTTCGTCTAGCTTCTGATAGTATGAGTCTGCAAGCTGAAAGATAGCACCAAAACCGAAGAGCCTGGCGACAAAGTCAATCGCCAGTCTCCACCAAGGTATGCTGAAGGCTTCCTGGTAGGCGGTTATTATATCGGCCGCGCTGATTGTTCCTCTTACTGTCTGTCTATAGTTCATAGTTCCAAATCCTCCTTACTTTACCATTGTGACTCCTCCTTACTTTTCCTTGACATGCGTTATCGTGCGCTCACCAAACCACCAGACGATGCAAGGGATAGCCAGACTGAGAAACCAGGCCGGCGCCTCAATACCCTCAATGACAACCTGGGCGATGACGGCGGCAAAGATGATTGTCACTGCTGGTCTAGCAAGTGCCCTGATAAAGTTCGGTAGCCAGTCATTCATGCTCCCCCCTTTGTTCAGGCTCTTCGCCTGTAAAGTTAGTCCATTCGTCGGGATATTCGTATTGGTCTTCTATCAGGATGTCATTCATTCCTTTTTTGCCTCTTGTACTTCTGGCTTCCTTGGTCTCCATTTGCCCTGATGGCATTGCCCGCAAGGTCTTCCCAATCTAAGCGGTGAATAATTTGCAACTTTACGGCAATGTGTACACTGCATTTCCATGAATACACCTCCGGGAAATAGAAAAACCACCCGAAAAGGTGGCCCTAAAACTATAAATGGCGTAGAATTACGCCTAAAAAATCAGCATAGCACACTCAATAATGTTTGTCAAATCGCCTCTTTGACTACCTTTTGGTAGTCATTTTGCCGGTGTTTTCTCTGCTTTTTCCAGGCATTGAAGCTCATCCTTTTCCGTCCCAATCCCTTGACATACATCAAGGCAGCCCGAGCATTCCCGCTTATCGTAGAATACTCTCTCCCTGCCTCTATCTGAGCAAGCAGTAATTCGCCATGGATGCCTGTTCTTTCTAACCTGGACTCCACTTCGGCAAGGATGAGTACAGGCCTGGCGAAGGTTGCCTCTGTCTTGATATTTCGTCCCCCGGGATTATTGTCGCTTGAGCTGTCAGGGTCCTGGGGCCAGTGCCCAGCTCTTAATGTTTCAGCGTGTCTCAGGATGAAGATTACCTGGTAAACACAGAATCTAATCTCGCCATAGTGCCACCAGTCCTTGAGTCCAAAGCACTCCCTGTAATCCTTGCAGTGCCGGCAATCCCCGGGTTCGGTCATATTACTCTTCCCGGCTTCTGGCGCATGAGCTTGTCTATCTCTTCAAGGGATTCAATCTTTGTCTCGCACTCAATAGCCCGCTTGTCCTGTGCCGGCGGGACCCACTTCTTGCCCTTGAACTGCTTATAGAGCTCAGCCCACTTCGGCTTGCCTGATTCTGATAGTGATTCCCAAAATTTAGCCATTGCCTTATGTTTCCTTCGCACTAACAAAAAAAAGGCGAGCTCGGGATTTCTCCCAAAACTCGCCTCGTATTTCCTACGTCAGCGTTTAGTTATGCTAGTTTAATCATACCGTCCTCATAGACAATCTTATCAAACCCAGTCCTCCCCGTTCCAGGTCTTGTTATACTTCTCCTTCATCACTACCCTTAACCATGCCTGCTCCATTGATTGACAACCCATTAAAATATTATGGTCTAAGGGTTTATCGTAATAGGACATAAATATACCTGTTGGCATTATGTAACCCACAGGTGAAACACAAACCATCGCCTGCAACTGGTCCTGGCGATGGAGTTTCACGACCTCACCGCGGACTAAGTAGGCAAGGGCGCTTTCAAAGTGTATGCAAACTTCTTTCTTGTCCCTGTCATAATAGTAGTCGCCGAGAAGTGTCCATCTATACCTCCTTACTTTAACAAACCAGCCTTTCTCGCAAACTTATCAAACATTATTGTCTCATAACCTGTGCCGTCCTCGCAAGGAACTTGAGCCTTCATGGGTATGCCATTTTGAAAAGTCAATCCATGAATATACCCAAAGGGATGTAGTTTTCCCCACTCAAACAGGGCAGCCTGTAGTGGGTGGAGCTTGCAGTCTATCAGCTTTACGCCTTCAATCAATCAACGCTCCTAAACTTCCTTGTGAACATCGCCGAGATTTCTATGGTGGGGACAATAATCAATATCGCCACCAATATCTGGCCTATGGTGCTTGTGGTCTATACAAAGTGGCAAATCACATGTTCTTCCTTCCCCAATGGGTGCATCACAACGAAAATCAGCAGCTTGCCCACAAAAAGCACAGGCAATAATACCTGACCCACACATAATGATTGGTTTGCTTTGCGATTTTGGTTTCATTTTGCGGTAGAAGAACGGCATAGGGAAACCTAGCAAGAGTGATACTTCAAACTGCGTCAAAAAGTCTACTGGTTTCATTTGCCTTTTGGCTTCTAACAAGGCTGGTATCTTCCTGTATAACTTTTCTATTGTCATACCCCTAGCCTCCGCACCCAACTCAGCCATTTCGATATTAAAATGCTTTATTGATTTGCCTATAGACTTCCCGAAAACATATGCACAACCCATAATTTAACTCCTTTCCCACTTGTCTTGATAATAGGGTTTATTCAATCAACGCTCCTGCTGTCTCCTGCTTTAATAGCTCCTTCAAAATAATCATATCTAGCTTATCGTCTCTTTTCTTATAGGTATGCGCCCGAACATCAAGTAAATCAAAGCCTTTATCGCCAAGTTTCTTTCTCATATAAGCTGTGTATTCATTCCGCCCATCTCCGTGACCCCAGCCAAATTTATGGTGATACCAGCAAAGTGAGTCGCAATTCTCAGGATCAAACCTCGTATTTTCATGTCCTCTGCCCCAATAATGGCTACAATGCAAACCTCGTTTGTTTTCAGAATAATCCTTACTCCCATTCTCCAAATCACAGGCTATACACCGCCAGCCATCTTTAGTCCTGATATAAATGGAGAATAGCTTATCTGTTTTCCTTTCTTTGGCCTTGAACATCATATCTCCATAACTTCTTGAACACCAAAATATCTTCCTTGTCCAGTACCGGCGCATCGGGATACTTCTGTTGGTAAATAGTCCGCCAGAAGGATTGGCTTGTGAGTTTCCGATAATGCCTTTCAATAAACTGGAATCCAGCTTGCTCACATAGTTTTATCGTGTCGAGGTCAAGCCGGACCTCCTGTTTTTCCCTGATAAAGTTCTTAGTAACGAGAATCATTAAGCCCTGGGGTTTCAACACACGCCAGCACCCTTGATAGACCTCTAGCATAGCGGAGAGGTAGGATTCACCTTTGAGGTTGCCTATGTTTCCAGGAGCTGTGCCATAACCAGCTTCTAATCCCTGCCAAGCTATATTCCCTTTGCTGAAATAAACATCATCTCTTTGCCCTAGTTTTTGACCTGCTTGTATTTTCCGTCTTTTGTTTTCACCGTCATATTTCATCGGTGTTTCATACGGCGGGCTTGTAATTACACAGTCTATGTTGCCATAGGGAAGATTGCCTAGATTGTCCATAGATTCTGAATAAGCAACAAGCGGAGGTCTATACTTGTCAGGATGCCGTTCCTTATGGCGTTGTTCTCTATCAAATGTAGCTTTGGGTCTATTGTTGTCAGAGACGCCCCATTGAGAGGCATAAGGCGGCGAGGTCATAATGACATCGGCTAACTTACCGTAAGGGAGATTGCCGATATTGGAGGGATTATCAGGATTATAGTCGGCTTCGTGTTGATGCCAATTATCCGCTATCTCAATTCTATCAGCTATGTCATTATGTCCAGAGGCTCGCAATCTTTTCACTCTATTTTTACCGCCATCTTGGTCCGCCATTAGTGTCTCAGCATAAGGTGGAGATGAAATCACTACATCAGCCAATGCCTGTCTATATCCCATCCTTTGGGGGTCGCCATCATTAACCGCCACATCGGATAAACGATTGCCATATGGCGGAGAACTGATTATTGCGTCAGCTAACACATCAGGTAACTTTCTAGCATCGCCTTGCATGATTGTCGCCGTTCCCATCTCGTAGCCCATTTCAGGGCCAAGAGTTTGAATCTTAGTCCAGTTATCCTCCTGCATCTGGACAAACTTGGACTCCAGCTCAACCAAGATAATATGTCTCCCCATTGTGCAGGCTATGAGTAGCGTTCCCTGGCCGGCCATGGGGTCGAGTATCACGTCCCCGGGCCGGGAATACCTCTCTATAATCCAGCGCTGCAAGGGCAGCATCATCTTAGCAGGGTGAGCGAATGAGCCAGCACTAAAGTATCTGTCTCTGTGCTTCTTGTCCGCTTTGAAAGTTATCTCTTGGGGTTTCATATCTCCATATCACCTTCCAATAGATTGATACTCAATTTTCTATACCCTTTTCGAAGTGGTAGTATCAAGCTTATGGTCTTTAAGTGCTTGTTCATACCCTGCCTTGAATGAGATTTCAGCTTGATTAACAAGACCTGATAAATAATCATCATAAACTTTTAGGTGCTTCTTATCATCACCTGAATACCATATCTTAAGCCATTCCTTTTCACTCATTACAGTATCTGTTGCTTCCATCCTTAACCTCCTATTGCTCCTTATTCTCCCAGGATATACCCGGCTATGAAACCGCTTGCTATGAACATCACGGTCTAGGCAATCAGCACAATTAGCCATACCCGCTTCCAGTTTACCTTCGTTAGTTCTTTCTCAAGCCAGTGTTTCATAACCCACTCTTTACTTTACAAAGGGTTTTACCTCTGCACCATGTGGCCATACTTGCCTTTGATATATTTATCCGGGTCGTTCTTATTCTTCGGCTTGGCAGCATCCTTTCCGAACCGTTCCCAATTCTTTAAGATTCCGGCGACATATACCCAGGTTCGCTTATTGTGCTTCACCGCTTCCCTGATAGCATCAACAACCCATTGGGCCGTAAACCTCTTAACAGCGAGCACTATTTCGTTTTCCATGTCCTCGCTGAGTTCTCCGATGTTCTCTCTGTAAGTCTCAAAGACATCTTCATTTTCTTTTGATGAGTTACAACAACCTTCTTCTTCTACTTCTTGTTCTTCTTCTACTTCTCTTCTACTTAGGGGGAGCTTTTGTCCGACATCTTCCGTCTTCTTTCCGTCAAAAGTCGGGAAGTCTGGCTTTTCCTTGTCGTATCTAAGCCCTATTTGTTCTCCCTTAAATCCTGGCATAAAAAGGTATTGCTCCCCGTCAACAATGTATCTCACAATTAGCGGCGATTTCTCAGTCCCGTAACAATTTTCCATCAACTTTATCCAATTTTCGATGCGTGTTTTTGAATAGTTTTTGCGCGGGAACACCAAACTTTTAATCATTTGTGCACTCCCATAGAAGCAGCCATTACAATCAAGGTGCGGGATAAGCCAGGTATAAAGCAGTTGAGCTGCCTCAGGCAATTCATCTACTACCCGACTATTGGAAATCTTCTTATTTATCATTCTGCCTCTAGCCATTACCTTCTACTCCTTCTTTTGGTTCTTTTCTTTGCCGGGCATCTCCTGTCGTAATACTGGATATTTACACTGTACCCACTCTTTTGCAGCCCAACTAGCCTGACTATGCCCTGCCTCTTGGATTAAAGGCTTCAGGTTATCCTTCAGGAATACCTTTACTCCCGCTTTATCGGCAGCCTCGACAATCTCCTGGAGCCACTCTATTTTAGGCTCTGTCTTGGCTGAGACCGGGGTTTGCTGCCCGATGATGAGCCAGTCTAGCCATCCTTTTGTACCCCCTCTTTCTATTACAGCCCCACATGGCTTGTCCCAATTCAACAAAGGCTCTAGGGATAAGTATTTCACCTTTGCCGTTACTTGTTCTAGCTGGTATTCAGCTTCATATAGTTGCCCTAAATCACTCGAGGTAACAGTCACGCCCACCCAGCAATTATCCGGGAACGGACTCCACTTGATTAGGTTCTGGGGCTGTTTGGTGAGGAAGATGAAGGTATGCTGGGGAAATTCCAAAGGCACCTCTAAAATCCATTTCAGGTATTGCTCACTTAGCCTGTCATCAAATAATTCGATTGTGCTACCTACGAATATACGAGACGGTTTTCTTAGACTGCCTAATCCCAGCCAAGCCCTAGGGTCATATCTTATTGTCGGGTTCCACTTAAACCGCTTATACATTCTCCGGGCATAGCAGTAAGGACAAGCCATAGGGCACAAACCCTTAACGGGATTTATCGTATATCCTTGGCTGCCATCGGGATTCTTAACCCACTCTATTTTTGTCGCGTTCATATCATCTTCTCCTTATTCTCTTCTTAATGTTCTATGGTAGCGAGGGGTTCGCCATTCCCCCCACTACCTATCTCTAAGAAAGGAGGTGAAAAGAAGTTGGTAGTAGTCATTTTTTAGCTCAGGTGCGTGTATTGCAAGCCCGATTCAATGCAGGTATTACCCTTCTTTTAAATTCATTAGGTGTCATATTGCCCCGGTCGTATTCTTTCTGAGCCCTCTTCCTTATTTGGTAGTAATTCTCCCATGCCGTATTCCAAGCCTTAGATGCCATTCCTTCCTCCTTTACCATAATTGACTTGGACTTATCAGGTCGGGTCTCCACCAACCCAATAAAAAGTGTTCTTCAATATCATCGCCACTTCTGATTATTCCAATCAGCATAGGGTCGAGTGCTTTGCCCCTTGCATCACCTCTTACAATAGCAATGGCATCAAAAATCTCTCTGAAAGACAGAAGTGAAATTAGGGCATCTGCTGGCAACGCAGTATCTTCGCTTATCAGCTCCCTTTCCATACGAGGTAGTGGAATAAAGCCAGCCTCTGCTAGATTGATAAACTTTTGCATAAACTCAACTCTTCTTCTAATCCTTGTTAGCCGCTTGGGAAACTTGTTAGTTGCGACTAATTCTGCAATCAATTTTTCACCCTCTAAAACTTCTGCCCTTTTACCTTCAATGAATTGTCCTGACTTAGCTAAAACTATAGATGTTCCTTTCATAACTCCCTCCTTTCTGTTCTAAGCCCTCATAATGTTCTTTCGCCAGCATTGAGTTATCTTCTTGTAGGGTAGCTTTATCTCCGGCGGGACTTCGTATGATGTCCTGTCAATATACTTGCCTTCGATAAAGTAGTCACCGGCTAGGATTTTCTCTCTGCCCTTCACCAGTTCGTTGATCCTCTTGTCTACCTCGTCATACTCTTTGGCCCCGGGCTTCAGGGTCCAGTAACGGCTAACCAGTTCAATGAGCTCAGTATCATCGGAGATCTCGACTTCCTTGCCGATCCTGTCCGGGAGACAGATATGGACGAAGGCGCAATCCTGGCAAATGTCCTCTTTGTATTCCATCGGCTCAGGCAGCGTCCCTTCAGCCACATGCTTATTGATTGCCTCTGCCTTCTGAACAAGGGACTCAGCAAAGTCATAGTCCAGGTCCATCCAGATTTCCTTTAGCTCCCCGGTGGACTTGTTCTTAAAAAGGAACAATCCTCTGTCCTTGCCGTCCATAAGTAGGTAGAGGGTGAGTTGCGCCAGGTACTTCCTCATGTAATGCCACTTGTGGTGCCTTATGTCCTCAATGCTGTTTATGGACTCGAAGGAATAAGGTGCCGCAGACTTTATTTCTGTTGGGTAAACTGCTCCATCTATGGCAAGTTTGCAGTCTATTGCGCCGGTGATTTGATACTTGGCCCAGGAGAAAGCCCTTTGCTGCTCAATCACATTAAAGCCGGCATCCCTCAAGTCCTGCTGGACTACTCCCTCTACCATTCTCCCCATGTCAAAGATCATTTGCAGCCTGGCATCGTGCAGAGCCTTTTCCTGCCACCTGGTTCGGTTCAACACCAGGTAGCGTAGGCACTCATGCCCTAGCTCGCTGGCGCGGTTAGCATTGACCGGGTATTGCTTTATTTTCTGTGTTTTTGCCTCTAAAACCTTTTCAACTATCATGCTTCACCTCCATTGATTTCTTCCTGTAGTTTCTGAATTACTGTGCTAGCCTGTATCTTGGTGAGCTTGCTCATTGATGTTATGACTACTGGCGAATCTATGAGCTTGGACACCTTTTCGTGTTTGGCGAGCTCGTCCGTTATTTTGAGCCTCCCATTCAAGACGGCATGGATAGCTGTGCATTGTGCCTCAGTAGCAGGAGCATCGGGATCGTTTATTATCGGCTTGTTTCCCTGAGTTGATGGCTTTTTGTCCCCCTGGGGTTGTGACTTGCCTCCCTTTCGGTATTCCACCGTAGTCACCTGGTCTTTACTTATCCCCGCAAATTCATGCAAGTCCTCATAGGTGAGGTTCCGGATTCCCAGGAGCCTGGTAATGCCGTTGCCTAAAAGATTGGTATAGGCAGACTTTTTGACATCGCCCGGGTCAATCTCTGAGACTGGTAATTCAATCCGTTCTTTATGGTCACCATCCCCCACATATTTATACTTCTTGAAAAAGCCGTCTTTGCTAGAGCGAGTCCCGATGGCCTCAATGGTTGCTCCGCCAAGTGAAAATTCCCCTTTGTAAGTGAAGCCGTAATGTCCACCATCCAATGCTTCGCGGACAGGCTCAGATATTCGCCAGGATATACCGAACAATCGAGCTACCTTTTCTGCTCCCGATGCTTGTAAATAGGGTCTCCCTTGTTCATCCACCCAATCATGCGGGTTGGTTAGCTTCAAAGCCATTCTCTTAATCTTCGCCATGGCTTCTACTCGCTTCTCGGCTTGTTCGGCTACGATAACCAGTGTATCGTCGCTAATTGCTGGTAATACGCTTCGGTCTTCGTTAGTTACAACTAAATCTCTATCTTCCATGTTTTTTATCCTCCTTTTTTATTCTGTTTCCTTGATGTTCTCCGAACCGCATGCAGGGCATTGTCCGTCCCTTTGTGCACTCCGAGTCTGGTCTGTGGAGTGAAACTTAGCTCCACATTGACATTCGTAATTCATTTCACCCCCAAACCCAATCTCCTATTCCTAACCGACACTGGCAAGCGCGACACCAATAAACAGGATGACAGAAGTTAGGAATGAGATGCCTGAAATTAAAGCCAGGGGCATGTTGCCAATAAAGTCTGACTACTGAGCCACACTCCCGGCATAATCTTGGTCTCCATCTTTTAGTTGCCATTTCTCCCCCTTTCCTAATAAATCGCCCTCTCCCTGGTAACTGGCCAGATATTTGTCATATCTAATGCCGGCATCCAGTTCGAGTATCTTTCTATGTCTGGTGCTCTCCTGCAGGGTTTCTCTGCTGCCTGTTTGCGGAGAGGCCATTCTCCACTACTGAATAATCGGTCGCATTCTTCCATGAGCTCGCATTTCCCCTGGTGACGAGTGCAGCATTTCTCCAGTTGTCCGACTGTATAGCTTTCGCTCCGCTTTGGGCCCCTGAGCAGCCTAATCCCTCTAGGTAGCATTTTCTCCTTCACTTCAGTTCTGCCTCTCTTTTATGGCTTGCCAGGCGACCTTCAGGATATTCTCAGTCGTTACACCAGTCTGTGAAAACCTAGCTATGACTTCACCATGGTGCCGAAGTTCCAAGATATGATCGTCTGGCTCTTCCAATGTTAGCCCTTGCTGTTTCCATTCCTCTGTGATATAATTAGTTTTTAACAATCCTTAACTCCTTCTGGGACCAGAAGTGATGATGTCACCCCTGGTCCCCTCTTGTATTTGATAATTACCGTTCGACCGCCGGCGAGACATTTTCAAATACTCGACCTGGACTATGCTTGTGGTGTATCTGAATCACATCTTCGGTTAATAAAGGTGCGTAGTAATCTGCTGTTGTCTTGATACTCCTATGCCCCAGGATAAGAGAAAGGGATTGCATATCTCCCCCGTCCTTCAGATGAAATCGCCCAAATGAGCGCCGGAGAATTTGCGGGCCAAAGGATTTCCCACCTGAATAGCCAATCATTGAGAGATACTTCTTGACTATCTTGTAAAAGCCGGTGGAGCCTAGCGGCTTATCTCTATATTTATGCGTTCCGTGAAAGACATAGCCATCTTCATAAACAGATAAGGCTAGAAGTAAGTCTCTGGTAACTGAAGATAATGGAGCCACCCTATATCCCGTCTTGCCGTGAATGATGATGCGATCTTCAAGAATATCTTGCCGTTTAAGATTACACGCTTCGCCCTCGCGAATAGCGGTGTCAATAAAGAGAGCGAGAATCGCCTTGTCTCTAGGTGTTGCTTTCTCAAGAAACACGGCTAGTAAGTTCAATTCCGTGTTTGAGATTGTTGGCATGATTTGTTTGGGAACTCTAGGGCGAGTTACACTACGCATGAAGTTAGGTTTCTTGTATCGTCTCTCTGCGTACTTCCCTAGAGCGTGATATGTCCGATAATAGGCATCGGCGTTGTGAGCACCCTTGACAGTAGCAAGGAACTCCTGTATGGTATCGGGTTTAGGTGGGAACTTTGGGGATAATTGGATAAGTCGCTTGACATGGCAATCGTAGCCCCTTAGGGTTTTGGGAGAAAGCCCCCGGAGCCTACAATCAGCCATGAAACTAGCGACAACCTCCTGCGTCCTCATGGCTTCCGCCTCCTTTCGTTAATTCATGACCTGATTGTAGGCGAGTAGTTCGAACAAATGGTATAGGTCTTTCGTACTGGGGAAGATTAGAAAGTGAGCCGCCAGGGTCTCGAACCCTGAACCTGCTGATTAAGAGTCTGATTGCCTGTTTCATGCGTTAATCCTTGTCGTGATTATTCTTATGCCTTGCCCGCCAAATAACCATAGTAACAGTATGTGGGTTTTTAATCTTCATCATGTTGGCGATGGATTTGTGTGGCCAATCCTTATTAGCAAGTTCCAGTATTTTTTCGTTTCGTTTTGTCTTAGTTCTGTTAGCCATTTATCACCTTTGCCTACATTTTATTACACCCCTAAAATCCTGTCAAGCCCCCCTCACTCGTGGGCAAAAAGATAATTCTGAGAAAATTTTGGGCAATAAAAAAAGACCCAGGCCGAAGCCTGGGATGTTGCTAGAAATCGCCTGAGATGGCGTTAAGATGGGGCAGAAAGCCCCTTAAGGTGTTTGTGCTAGTAATTCCACATATTAAGCCTCTTTCGGCTCGCCTTTCCCCGCTGCAATCGCCTCCTCCTTGCTAACGGTAATTATCAATTCTGTTAACATTTGCTGAGCACGGTCTAATGGCACTTCACTACTAATAAAATACCGTATCGCCGGCGGCTTATCAGGAGTTGTCGCTTCGACACGGGTCATGCTGAAATGTTCCACCCTTATCCCGAT